GGCATCTTTTCTCTCGTGAAGCAAATCCTTTTCCTGAACTTGCATGGGGCCTTCTCATTAGAGTCGGTCCGATGCTTGTGCAAGAAGAGGGGCTTCCCCACCTAACCTTGTGGTTAGGACAAAAGGAGATCTGGAGGCTTTATATCCAGGCCCCTAAGCTCGTCCACTGAGGAAATAACAGTGGATGTTTGCAGTACCTTTGGTAGCCTCTTATAGGTTCACACCCATAAGAAGCACTCGCTGGTAAGGCAACAAGTTGAGAAAGCAAAAGCCCTAAGGGCTCCGCTCGCCTAACTTGTTTAGCGCTTACATACGCGCGAACCGTAAACCCTTCCCAGGATTTATGGCCAACGTGTCGGTAAACGCTATGCCCGACTCTCTGAGGTGTGGCTTCGTCGAGATTACTGACAAGGCCCCCATCGCCGAAACCGTCAGGAATGCGTATCCGCCTATCAGAGTCGCTCATCTCACTGAAGAGATAAAGCCAAACTCCGAGAAGTCGTTTATCACATCCAAGACCGTTAAGGCGTTGGTGTGCATATCTTCGTACCTGGTTAGCCATCCTAAACAATGTTTGGGATTTCCAATCAGGCTCCCCCTTCCAAAAGAAGGGACGAACATTTGCACCATCAAAGAAGTCTTTACCACAACTCTCGAAGAAACGTCCAGCCAAGAACGTCTTTCGAGTGTTCACACTAAACCCGAGAAAGTCTAGTGCCTTGATAAGGAAGGGTGCGTTAGCTGCAGGCAAGATAATATCATCGCCGTAAGCCGACACATCCTCTCTTTGGTGTGCAACAGCAAGCGCAAGAGCATAGAAGATTAAACTTTCTAGCTCGAACGTGTAGCCATTGCCCATTGAAGAGAACTTCTCCAAACGATGTTCGACACCTTTAATCTCAGCGTACTCGGTACGCGAAAGATCAAGGGCAGCCGCCCATTCGAAAGGCAGAAGCAACCAAACCAGTTCCCTGCTAACTGTATCACTAGCAGAGCTGAGATCAATAGTTGCTAAGTTGCGCTTCCCAGCGGAACTAGCAAGTTTTTGATTCCTAGTTTGGTCATCCAAATCAAGCCCAAACCTCTTTAACTGACGCCGGATGAGAGCCCCAAACCCCAACTGAACATAAATATTCAGATGTGGTTCAATGGCTATTATCCTGTCAGTCTTAGAGTCTTTGGGGACACAAGTAACCTTACTAGCAGCCCGAAGTGAAATATCGGGTGCAGCCTCTCTCCACAGCGTGGGGACAAGGCAGTGCCAGTAAGGGTACAGCCTAGGCGTCACATGCAACGAGCTTGTGAATTTTCTTGAAGGTGTTACGTCACGTCCAGAAACAGCCGTAGACGCGCCTGGTCCGAATCTAAAGTTTGACTCCGCAAAATCAAGTTTGAACCTCGTGAGAGGTCCAAGGATTTGCCCGATAATCCTCTGCGCATGCGAAATGGCAGAGCTAATATCAGGTGATACCGATATGGTACCATCAACAAATCCGCGAAGTCGTTCATTAGTTTCAGCACATGCACGCTCAGAGTCGAAGAACTTTGCGTATGCTACTTCCTTTCTATCGAAAGTAGTGGGCATACGTTGATTCTTACGTAGTACTGATACAACCAGGTAGTCATCAGCGAAGGATGATTGCTCATTGTAATGAAGAGGCTCAATTGACTTTTCAGCCAACTGGTCCCACTCATTATATGTGGCAAGCATCCAACATGATAAACTCACTGGCGTATCAATCGACTCACAAAGCTTCAAGTAAGCCTTCCGCTCAATGTTAAACATTTGAGTTTACACTCCAAAAGAGATGTAAAGGAACCCCACCCAAAAGGTGGTCACAGAGTGGTTATCTGTGGAGCGTCGTCAGAACCCCTGTTCTAATAGCGTCCAAAAGGGCGTTAGAAGAGCAGATTTCCGGGTATAGCGTTATAAGAACTTGCAAGAAGACAGCGGCTACCGTCCCGTAATACAGAACGGTGTCCCGCCTCCTCCTTGGTCGTTCCATAGCGCTAACCCCAGATGGGGCTGACGTCCACAACGGTGGCCTTGATCAGGTCCTCGTTGAGGGAATTGACGAAGTACGCAAGGAGATCCTTGCGATTCTGCGTCGTTGCCCGTTCCGGAAGGACAAACGTAGCTTCGGCGCGCAGGATGAAATCCAGCACGTCTTGGCCATCTACGGTCTTGGTGACCGGTAGCGAGACACGATGTGTCACGCGATTCGTCGGCCGTGAGGTCGACGAAAGGGAGGTTCCATTGCTGATGCGAGGCATCAGGTTGGAAACACCCAACCGGCCATCTCGAAACGTAGCGTTTCCACCCGAAACCATTTCGGGGGTAAACGTGACTTCCACAGGTGTGGATGCACCGTCATTGACGGTAAGGTTGACAGCTTCACTCACAGAGAGTACCTCATAAAGGTATAGTGAACTAACGAGCTTTAAGCTGCGTTAGCAATGCAATGGCGTTAGCTATTCTCCCAACCCCTACAGATGGACTATACGAGGGTAACGGGTTACTTGGTAAACCTGTAAAGGTCGACCTTGTATACCATGTTCTCAAGTAATATCCACCTAGGGACGTTGTAGAGATAATCTTCGCCTTGTGTGCCACCGTTCCGTAACAATCCTCCAGGCCTACGGCCGCATCCATGGCATTTAGCCAGTCACCGATTGGAATTAACCAGTCAATGACAAAGGAATACGGTAGTAGTTCCCAGGCAAGATCGATCGGATTGGTGAACCCCAGACGGGTTGAGGTATGAGAAGTCATCCTCAAATAACAAGTTACATGTGACACAACGTTATAAGTGTCATGGGCAGTTGTAGGAAAAGGACTACCGGGAATCGCAGGCCCATCACGAACAACATCCGTGAGAGCACGCGTCCGGGTCTTAATCTTACGAAACCTAGCCACAGTAGCGTTGCGGGCAACCTCGTCACAAATACCATGAAGGTCTTGTAACAGGGGCTTCCAGCCATATTGAAGCTCCAACCAACGGTCGGATATGGTACCATGTAACTTCTTACGCGGCAACCCAAGCGCATCAAATACGCCTGGTACGTCGCCCTTTCTGAGACCACGCAGCACCTTTACTATGATCTTTGTGTTTTTTACAAACATCTCTTGCGCTTGCCGATACTCGGCCATAGTCTGAGCCATGTTCACCTTCTGATCTTTGACTTCCTGAAGGAGTTTCCTCTTCCAGGCGTCATCGTAAGGAGGTGGACTGGGAGACCCAGCCGAAATATAAGCAGACGCATCTTGATCGATGTAATAAACCTTAGTACCATACGCGTCGTAAGTCGCATTAAAAACGCCTTTAAGGTATTTTTCATACGCCAAACCGCCGTGACTTGTCATGCCTTCAGGGCCTGTCAAGTGTAAAGGACGCTTACGTCGTTCCCGATCCGGGTATTCATTACTGAAATGCCCGGCAGAGAACGGCTGGCCTGGATACTCCGCTGTAGTACCATTTGAAAATTCATACACGGTCTTTGGAAAAACCAAATTCATGTGGTGAAGTTCAAAAGGCATACAGCTTTCTCCAAGTAAGTCGCCACCCATCATCGGTTTGTGATGGGCGAGGTCGCGAGTTTCATTCCGAGAAGTAGTAATTCCTGATAAAATTACTTAAATGGATATCAGACGAATGCAGTTTTTGCTGCAAAAGTAAGAGATCCACGCAAGTAAAATGCTGTACGGTTCTATAACCTTGAGTTAGTCTGCCGAGTAAACAACAATCGGACGTATACGCATAAAGCATATACGGCCTCTTGAGTCTATATCGACGGATTTTACGCACGACTATAGTTCCTTATAAGCACTAAATCAGGTACTTCAAGGATGGGGCTC